GTTACAGGTACAATAGCACCATCTTGAATCCTAATCTGTTCTACAGCACTGCTAGAAACTTCTACAAAGAATCCCCAGCGGTTATTAGTACTATCTACTACAATTTTATTGAGAAAATCTAAATCACCAATAGTATGAATATTACCACCTTGACCAGCAGTGCCGTCATGCCTATGTCCAGTAGAACTAGCGCTACTTGAAGAATATGCAAAAGCATTTACAAGTTGGTTATATTCATTGTTAAACAGAGCAGCCGTAATAGTGTCTCCGTCTGACATAGAACTTTGTCGTGTATAAGTCTGAGCCATTTATTATCTCCTGCCTGTTGGCATATAATCTATATAAATACCGTTTACTGCGTAAGAAGATTTTTGATCTTCACTACTAATTCTAAAACTGCACGTATTACCAGAACCTTCTAATGTTATTCTTTCCATAGGATCACTTGTAGCTCCAAAACTTGCAGAATTAAACGTAGAAGAACCGAAAATGGCAGGTAAATCAATTGTTGTTATTTCAACTGGTTCTGGTTGGGGAGTATCTGTATTTTCATAATCAAATCTAAGCCGAAATGTAGGAGAACATTCTCCTTCAGGACTAAAAGAAATTCTAGCATATTTTAATGTTTTTCTTGTTCCAATATCTCCAAAATCAAAATCAGGTGTCTGATAAGTTGCTGTGATATTTCCAGTAGATCCTCCTGAGTAAAAAGAAGATCCTGTATCATGGTTATAAATATAACCGTCTTTATCACCATGATATACTTTTTCTACTCCGTCTTTATCCAGATTAGAAGCAAAACCAAGAGCTTGAATGCCTTGCGTTTCTGACCAAGAAAAGCCATTCCCTGTTAAAGTTCCTATAATTCCTTTCCCAAGCGTAGGATTTTCTGAAGTTTTACTATAAAATAATCTATACTGAGATTTACTTCTCAATACACCGCTTGTTATAATGTATCCAGAATCAGAAACAATGTCAGTAATAATACTCTGTATTTGTCTACTCACAGATCCTAATTCTACGTCACCAATTCTAGCCGTACCGGCAATAGTTCTAATACCATCTGGAGCTAAAAAAACTAAGTCCCCGCCAATTTCTTGAATACTTCCACCATTAACACATCCTACGTTTTTAGTAATAGGTACAATTGCAATGCTGCTTGAGTCATTTATATTGATTAACTTATGAATACTATTACTACAAAATATAATTAAATCGTCTCTAAAGCTTGCAAGACCTTCTACTTGATCTTCTATTACAATACTTCCTGAACCAGTACTGCTAAAGCTATCAATATCATTAGTGCCACTATAATAAACTGTGTTTTTAGCAGCAGAAGCTCCAGCAACTACTAAATGTTTATCGTGTATGGCGGCATATGCTGGACCAATTGTACTACTAACAGTTATTTCTTTTGCAAAAAATGTTCTAGAGGTTAAACCACCTGTACCAGTCATCTGAAAAAGAAAAGGTTCGTTCACACCGTCACAAATTACTAATTCACCATAATCTGAATTACCCTCATAAATAGCAAACGTACATCGTCCTTGAGAAGTACGTGCAGCTACAGAACGTCCTGTAAATGTAGAATAGTTATCTCCTGCAGCATCTACAGACGCTCTATTTACTTGTAACCAAGTATCTTCACCATCAGTACTAAAAAATATTCCTGTTCCAGAACAAACAACAACACCGTCTGCATATACAGCCATTCCTAAAACACTATTAGAGCTATTAGGAAGGGTGTCTCCAAACAAAGTATAACCGCTTACACGCCTGTAACCGCCGTCGGGATCTACTTCAAAGTTCTTTAACTTTGTAGCAAAGCCGGGCTGTTTGAGCATTTCAAGTTGATTTAGATTTACATTTAAACCACCCTGACAAGAATATCCCCAAGGTTGAGACATTATATAAACCTTATACGATCATCTTTAAAATTACCCGGAGCAGGCTCCATAAGATGAAGTTTCATTAGTTTTAAGCTGCGTTTGTAATCTTCTAAAGCAAAAGCCGCTGCTTGAGAGTTTTCTTTAAACTGGTGCATGTAGTATCTGGCTCTTGCTAACAAAACTGGCTTATATACATCAGGAAACACAATAGCATCTCCGTAAGCATCTAATTCTGTAGGAAGATCAAACGCAAAAAACCAGATCCTGTAAACTTGGTCTGGTATAGGACTTACGCCAAACTTCCTACCATCTGGACTTTTTATTATTCTGGCAGGAACACCATACTGTTGAGTATCAGAATCATCTAAATTTTCTGTAATTCTATAATAATCTTTCCACTCTTCTGTCGTAATAAATCTAAGATTTCTAGATTCGTATGGAGCAGATTCTCCGCTGACACCTACAGTAGTTAAATAAAAATTATCCCAGTCAATATATCCATAATCAGTAGTCATAGAAGAACTCGCAGGTTTTAACTCATACCAACGAGTACCAGCTACTGTTTCTACATATGTATTACCATACATAGGATCTGTATCGCCACTTTCACCTGTAGCTAAAAAAGGCCATTGAGGTTCTTCATTAACAATATCTAAATAAGCTCTGTTAATAAGATCTTTAGCATGCTGTTGAACTCCAACAGCATTAGCAAAAGTTGAAGAAGTTAAAGCAACTTCATTCAACTCTCTTAAAAGCTCATTTGTTAATGTAAGATATGTAGCCATTAGTAAGTTACGCTATTATTTTTTCCAGCTTTAGAAACACAAGCTTTTTCCATTGCAAAAATATCGGCTCTTACTTTACCGCCGTGCATTTTTCTGTCACGGGCTTTTTCAGCCGCCGCTTTACCCTCTTTAGTATAGGGATATTTTTTACCATCAACCATCGGCATTATCTTTCTCCTTTAATCTTGATCAGATTCAAAAGTTTTAGATGTTTCTCTTGCAATCTCAAATTCACTTTTAGGTCTATTTAAAAGAGGATCTTTTCTGAAGATACGATCATAGTTTTCATCATATGCAGCTTTATTGAAACCTTTCCTAAACCTACTTTCTTTACTTGCTATAGTTCCAGTAGACAATACAAATGGTTTTTCATCAGAACCTATTTGAGCCATTAAATACTCCTAAAAGATGGGGGCCACCGAAGCAGCCCCCGGTTTAGTTTAGTCAATACCGTAGAAAGAAGATACGAGAGCTTCGCCGCGAAGGACTTTTGCTCCGTAGACATGCAGACCACGGACAATATCACCAAAGCTATCAGGATCACGAATGACCTCAGAGTTGGTAATAGTCTGTGCAGTTGCCGTAGAACTGATATGACCAGCAATACACTTACCTGCTGCGTTAGACGTAGAGGCAATGTTATTGGTCTTGTACATATCAAAACCACGAAGCTTGCCAGAGCTTACCAAGCCATTACGGATGGAACCCTGACCAGCGTTATAGTCAACTGACAAGAGCTTAGAAGAGCTTTGTACAAGGACTTCATAGAACTCGGGGTTAGCCAAGAACCAGCGTCCTTCTTCAGGAACATTCTGCTCATCCAAGAGACGTGCCATGTGAGACAGAACGTCAATAGGATCATGCTCAGAAGTGCCAAAGCCGATGTCCAAGTTACCAGTACCGTCAAAGGTGCCTGCTGCAAGGTCAGTTGCGCTGTCAGAACCTAAGATATGGTTGGGGCTAGATGCAGACACACCAGCAAACATCGTAGCAATTACACCCTCATCGAAGGCATCACGCAGAGCGTATGCAGCCGAAGAAGTTGCAGCTTCTCGCCAGTTAATATGCGACATGTTGCTTTCAATATCATCAACGATGAACTTGAAGGCGTTAGCCGTATCCACAACCAACGTAACCTCTTGGTCCGTCAGCTTGGTAGCCGTTACATCTTGTCCTCTTTCATACTGGTAAACAGTGATTTCAGGCTCTTTGATAATGCGTACACTATCGCCAAACGCTGCAATTTCACCAGCATAGTCAGTATTCGTAATAGCTTCTGCTACAGAAGATTTACGAAAGAAGTTAAGTACCTGCTTAGAATAAACTTTAGGCAGGAAGAATGAGTTCGTTTGGCCTGCTACAGAGTTAGCAAAGTTAGCGTTAGTATCTGTGCTAGGCTCAAAGAACTGGTCGGATTGGTTATAAGCCATTGTTATGTACTCCTATATAAAACATAAGTTAGGCTACTACGCGACCCTCAGTCAAAGCTTGTTGAATTTCTTCTTCATATTTATCAAACTGATCAAGGGACATAGCAGCAATTTCCCGTTCAGTCCAGATTTTAGGTTGACGAGCATCTACAGAGGTTGTTTTAGTTGATACCATATCTGCTGCCGAACCTTGCGGCTGTTGCCGTCTGGGCTGCGTTTGAGATATGCCATTTTCCATTTTATAAAGATCAATAGCTTTTGAAGCTAAAGCAACATTATCAGGATTATTATAAATCCAATCTTGTATTTGTTCAGGTTGCTCTCTAGCCCACCCATGAAAGTTTTCATCGCCTCTAATATCTTCAAAGTCAGGATGTCTTTCCCTCAAGGAATTTTCTGCTTCTCTTTGAAGAACTTCAGACTCACGCTGTCTAATAGACTGCAACTGAGATTCAAGTTCTGATACTTGGCGTTTACTTTGTAAGTGTGCTACAGTTTCAACTGTATTATACAAATCAGGGTACTGTTGTTTAAACTTCTCCAAATCTTCAACAGTTCTGGGAGGTTCGTACTGAGGTTCAGCGGCTCTAGCTTGAGCTACCAATTCCTGTTCCTTCTGTTTAAACTCCGAAACCTTCTGATCATAATGTCTTTTTAGATCATCGTATCTTTTTTTATAATTGTGCGCCGGTTCTTCCTGAGGGGCTTCTTCCGAGGTGGCCTCAGGTTCAAAAAATAATCCGTCTGCATCTCCCATGCTAGGTTTGTCTGGCGTGTGCCAATGTTTTTTAGCATTATATGGGTTAGGTTGTTCTGACATACTCTTTCTCCTTCACGGGGCTTGTGTCTTGCAAGGTAGCCATAATTCTTTTATTTGGCCTATAAAAAAATATGGGGCTTGTCTTATCAAGGTAGCCGTAAAAATTTATCGAACGCTTGGCATCCTATTTGCACCCATCATAAGTCGATTAATTTCTTCTTCTTCTGGGTTATCTTCCTCTTCAGGTCGAGACAATAGTCCTCCTTCGTTCTTTCTTTGTAATCCACCGTCATAGGCACGTTCAGCATCATCCATCATTCGTTGGAGATTATCCGCACCAATCTGATCAGTGGCTTTTTTGGTCATAACAAATTCTCCATCACTAAGTCTAGCGGGGATAGAATCTGATACTCCCGTTCCCGGCCCTTCTACTTCTCCAGAGCCAGAAAATTCTGAAGCAGTCTCTACAACTTTGTCAAAGATTTGACTAAGCCTAGAATCTTCTTCTAAAACATTTGTTAAATATTCTTGTTCTTCAGGTTGTAAAGCTTCTGAAAGAACAAAATCAATATAATCTTCTTCCATTTCATCATCAGGAAGTTGTGTTTCTTCTGCATTTGCCTGATCTTCAGGCGTGTAAGTATCTATCGGGACTTCTTCCATTTCAGGAGGAACCATTAAAGAACCTTCTACTTTTTTGTCCCTCTTCATCCTCATACGCTCTAATTCTTTTTGTCCCTCTACTCTTTCTTCGTTAGAAAAATTTTTCATAGCTTCATTATAATTTTTTTGTATTTGCCTTTTTACTTCAGAGTTTTCAGCTCTTTTTAATTCTTCTTCATATTGAAGAGTGAGCCGTACATAAGGACTGAGTTCAGGAGGACCGCCGTTCCTTTTACCTTCTCTCGCAGGCATAGCAAATAAATCACCATCTTTTGTAGCAAATTTAAACTCTACAGGTTCTCCTTTATATTTAAAGTAAGATTTATTACCTTTTACATAAACATAGGTTGCAGGATTTGTAAATGCTTTTGAAAAAGCAGCATCCATATCTTTAGCATCAATATCACGTACACTTTCAAAAGTATTCCCTTTACTTTCTTTTTTTACTTCTTTTTTAACTTCTTCTTTTTCGTCAGCAGAACCTAAATGATAAGTATATATATTTGAACCTATAACTGCAGGAGTTAATAATCCTACTGTTTTTAAAGCTGCAAAACCTTTACCACGTCTAGCAGCCCTAGTAGTTTTTGTTCCTCCTAACTCTTCACTTATTTGTTGACCAGAAGTAGGCTTAGTAACCATAGCACGAATAGTTTGTGCAGTTTCACCAAGTATATTTTCATCACCGCCGCCACCGCCAGAACGATAAGCATAAATTTTTTCTATGTTTTTTACTTGTGAAGGAGTCATATCAAAATCTTTTGCGACCGTCTCAATAATTTTTTTCCGGGTCGGTCCAGCCCCTGCTCTTGGATTTTCAACTGCTTTATGAACAGCTACCATTTCAGCTTTTATAGCTTTTGCATCAGAATAATCGCTAAATAACTTTACAAGAGGTTTAGCAAGTTTTGATACGACACTACCAACAGCGTACTGTTCACGTTCAACAGGATTTAACATACTATTAGGCATCTCTAGACTCCATCATTTGTTCAACATTAACCTTCAACTGCTCTAGGCGTTCCAGAGAACTCACTCTCCCCTGACTGCGGT